TTGGGGCGTATTTAATAAACACCATTAAAGAGCAGTATCCTTCGGTGTGGACAAAAAAATTCGAGCAAGAGACCGTGAACCATATCAAAAAAGCTGTCGAGCTTGAGATAAGATATGCTCACGATGTCCTCCCAAGGGGTATCTTGGGCCTTAACGCCGATATGTTTGTTGACTATATGCAGTATATCGGCAATAGGCGGCTTGAGGGGATTGGCATTGACTTCCGTTTTGATAGTGATCAGAATCCATTTCCGTGGCTTTCTGAAGTCGTCGACACGGGAGCAATGACCAATTTCTTTGAAAGAAAAGTAAAAGACTATCAGAACTCTGGTATGCTGGAAGATGATTTTTAACCACGGTTCCAGTGGTTTAAGAGTGGGCTTGGGGATGCCCCGCTTGGGACACAAAGAATATCCCCTTTTTTTTAACAAAAGAAATTCCCCCGCCCTCAGGGCGCGTGTAATATAGTATGGAATGGACGCACAATTACTGTTTAATATTCTTTTGGGCTCAGCCGGGACGTTAGCTGGGTGGTTTTTTAAAGTTCTTTATGACCAGCTTAAAGAAGTTCAGGAAGAGGTTAGCGACCTCGAAGATAAGCACGAAAGCGACCACAGGTTAATGCAGGATAGACTTAGCGATTTAGCACTGTCCCTTCCTGAAAAATACGTAAACAAGGGGGATTTCGAGACCCTAACTAAGGTAATGCACCACAGATTTGATAAGTTGGAGGAAAAGCTGGACGCTTTGAAGAATTAGCCTTAGACACCCACCCGACCCCGACGAAAGCCCCCCCAATTTGTGGGGGGCTTTTTTCATTGAAGTAAGTGATATATTTGTTTATAATAATATAACATGATGGACAAAATGATGAGGAAGGTATTAATTACCGGAGCTCTAGGGCAAGATGGTGCAAATATGGCCGAATTCTTACTGAGGCTCCCCCAATATAAAGTTTACGGGATGATGCGGAGGAGCGCTAACCCGAACTACACAAACACCAGAAACTTTAAAGATAACCCTAATTTTGAATTTATTTATGGAGACTTAACAGACGACGTTAGTATTGATAGAATTGTAAGAGATATTCAACCAGATTATTTAGTTAATTTCGCCGCGAATAGCTTTGTCGGCTGCTCTTGGGACATGCCCGAACAGGTAATGGACGTAAATGCATTAGGCGTTTTAAGGTGTTTAGAGTCTATTCGTAAATTTAAACCAGATTGTAGATTTTATAGTGCTGGCAGCTCAGAAGAGTTTGGCAACGTGGATTATTCCCCCCAAGACATAAGGCACCCAGTCAAACCTAGGAGTCCGTATGGAGCCTCTAAGGCTGCCGCGAGACACTTAGTTAAAGTTTACAGAGAGTCATATAATATGTACGCGGTACATGGAATTTTATTTAATCACGAAGGAACCAAACGAGGAGAAGAATTCGTTACGAGAAAGATCACAAAGGGTATAGCCAGAATTAAACATTCCTTGGATAACAACAAGAGCTTTAAACCAATAGAGCTGGGGAACCTAGACTCTAAGAGGGATTGGAGCGATAGTGAAGATTTCGTGGAAGGGGTTTGGCTGATGCTCAACCAAACAGAGCCCAAAGACTATGTTTTAGCTAGCGGGGAAACCCATTCAATTCGAGAATTTGTAGAAAGAGGATTCGAATATGCGGGTTTGGTTGGGGAATGGAAAGGAAAAGGGCTGAAAGAAACTTATAATATTACCCACAAAGCCAAAGCCAGAACAGTCTTAAAAATAAACCCAGAGTTTTATAGACCGGCAGAAGTGGAGTTGCTTTTGGGGAATTCTATACCAGCACAGCAAGAAATAGGGTGGGAACCCAAAATTTCTTTTTGCAATCTCATCAAAAAGATGGTAGAGTATGACATCAACGACTTTGATGAGGAGAAAATTAAATAAATATCAGAAGCTAATAAACAAGTTTATCATTGACCCCGCCGCTATTTACAAAAACCGCGGTTTTATTGCAAGAGAAATAGCGATTGGCAAAAAGCTTTACGTTTTAATAGAGGACGAAGTGTTCTGGAAGGAGTCTTATCTTCCATTTAAATTGAATAGCTTGGCTTGGCTACTTTCGGCAGACGGAATAGAATGGATTAATTCAGAAGCCGTCAGAATGAAGCTCAAACTAGAAAAACCCATCGTATACGACCTAGAAGAAAACAAAATAGGAAAAGATAGACAAGTAGAAGAAAAAAAGAAACAAACTCTAATGGATTTTTTAAAAGATGTCACCTAAAAAGAAAACAAAAAGCACAGAAGGGGTAAGTCCCCTAGATCAAATTAACGCCTACCTAGAGAGCAACAAAGGCGACCACTATAATTTTGAAGAAGAGCGGCACTACGTAGTCTCAAGCGGCTCCTTATTGCTCGACATCGAAATGGGGGGAGGAATCGGACCGGGGGTGATTCGAGCCTCTGGTATAACAGAAGGAGGAAAAACGTCGTGCGCCCTAGCATTCGGAAAGAACTTTCAAAAAATGGACAATGCGATGGTCGTATATATAAAAGCAGAGGGACGGCTTTCGTCGGATATGATAGACCGCGCGGGGATTGATAAAGACCCCAAGAAATGGTTCGTATATAAGAGTAATGTTTATGAGTCCGTGATTAATTTGATGAGGGAATTAGTCAGCAATAACCCCCACCAAATTAAATATATGTTCATTATCGACTCTATGGACTCTCTTGTTCCTAAAAATGACCTCGAAAAGCCCCCAGAAGAAGCAAACAAGGTGGCTGGAGGCGCATTACTAAGTTCAGATTTCCTGAGAAAGATGGCCCTAGGCATGACTACTCGCGGCCATATATGCTACATGGTCTCCCAAGTTAGGAGCAAGGTTTCTATCAATCCTTATGAAAGAACCGACGCTAGAGTAACAAACGCCTCAGGAGGAAACGCCCTACTCCATTACAGCGATTGGATTCTTGAATTTCAAGAAAGACACCTGAAAGATACTATTTCCACTCAACCAAACGGGAAAGGAGACATGCTGGGGCATTGGTGCAAGGTGGTTTTCAAAAAGACTCCAAACGAGAAGACTGGTTCTCTAGTTAGATACCCGATTCGCTACGGTAGATTAGACGGTAAAAGTATCTGGGTCGAGTATGAAGTGGTAGACATGCTCCTCGCCTTTGATATGGCTAAAAAAGCGGGCGCGTGGGTGACCATTTCCGATGAGCTCATAGAAGAGGTCAGGGAAGTAACGAATAAAGAGTTCAAAAAACAACACCAAGGTGCGGACAATCTTCGAAAATATTTTGAAGAAAACCCCCTGCTTGGTAAATTTATATTTAAAAAATTTAGAGACACCCTCAAAAAGTCATGAGGCTCTTCAATATAAACGGAAGGCCTCAGAAAAAAAACGTTTCCAAGTATCTAATAAAGTGGAATAAAAAATCCCGCTCCAAGGTTCAATTTAAAACTAAAAAATTTCTAGAACCGTTTTGGAAAGGCCAAATTGTTTATGAAGAGTTTCCGGTCTACGGGAGTCGAATGACTGTAGATATTTTAAACGCAACGAAAAAGCTCGCAGTAGAAGTACAAGGTAAACAACACAGTGAGTTCAACAAGTTCTTCCATAATAATTCGAGACTTAAATATCTCGAAGGAATAAAAAGAGATATCAAAAAAGCGGAGTGGCTCGAAAACAATGGGTTTATTCTGTTAGAGATAGAAGAAGATGAGGTAGATTCTCTTTCGTTAGAGTTCTTCAAAGAAAAGTTCGGCGTCAGCGTTTAACGCTTGACTTTTTTTAAAAAATACGCTACACTAAGAAAGTAAGCAGGAAAAATGCAAATATATTCACTACAAGTAGAAAAACACGTACTAAGCGGTTTAATTAAATACCCAGAGCTTTACGCTGATATTGAAAAATGGGTCAAAGAAGATGATTTCTTTAACGAGGTTCATCGAACGGTTTTTTGTGTTATTAGAAGTCTAATTTTAAACGGAGAGAAAGTCGACAAAGTTCTCTTGGCGGAAAAAATCAAAAATTTAGGGGTAGCTTTTAAAGACGAGATTGATATTTACAGTTACGTAGATAACTTGACTTTTACCCAAATCAAACCACCCGCAACAATAGAAGCCTCTAAGGAGCTGCTAAAACTAAGAGTCCGACGCGAAATTCAGGGCACTTGCCAAGAAGTTATGAATTTCGTTGAAAAGTCAGGGAATAAGCCCATAGACGAAATCATCGGGGAGTGCGATTCTGTTTACAATAAACAGATCAACAGTTACGCCCTAGATGAAGAGCCTACAGCTATCTATGAAGACTTGGAGGACATGATAGAAGAATGTGGTAACGAGCCAAACGAAGACGTGGGATATACCACCCCATTCTCAGAATTTAACAGGCTATACGGTGGCCTTAGAGGCGGTAACATTTACGCCGTGGTCGCTAGGCCCGGACAGGGCAAAACGACTTGGATTAATAATATGGTCATGAAAACTGGAGAACTTAATCAAGTTCCAGTTTTGATGTTAGATACGGAGATGGTGACTAGGGATATAAAATTCAGGACAGCCTCCGCTATAACAGATGTACCCATGTGGCACCTTGAAACGGGGAACTGGAGAAAGAATGAGGAGTTGTGCGCTAGAGTCAGAAGAAGGTTCAAGAACGTGGACCCATCACTAAAATGCTACCACTCTTTCGTTGGTAATAAGAATATAGATCAAATTTGTTCGCTTGTCAGGAGGTGGTATTTATCTTCAGTAGGAAGAGGTAACCCATGTATTATTTCTTATGACTACATAAAACTAACAGGAGAAAGAGTTGCTCAAAACTGGGCAGAGCACCAAGCCATTGGAGACAAGATAGACAAGTTGAAGAAATTGTCCGAAGAAATAAATGCCCCCATGATTACAGCCATGCAAATGAATAGGTCTGGAGAAAACCACAACAGAAGGGGGGGAGACATTACCGACGATAGTTCGGCTATTTCATTATCAGACAGACTACAGTGGTTCGCCAGCTTCGTGGCTATTTTTCGAAGAAAAACCTTGGACGAGATAGCTACTGATGGAGAAAATTTTGGGACACACAAATTAGTTCCACTTAAAACTAGATTTCAAGGGCAAGACGCAGCGGGACACCACGATTTAGTCCGTAGGCCAATGGAGGATGGCTCATTCAGATACATGAATAATTATTTGAATTTTAGCGTAAGAAATTTTAACGTGGAAGAAAACGGCTCGCTGCACGATATTATCGAGGCCCAAAGAGAAAGGTTTAACCCTGAAGAAACTAACCCTAATGACGGAGAAGATTTAATGTAATGGACGTAAAAGAGATATTACAAAACATAGGGTACACGAACATAACAGAAGACTCGAAAAACTTCCGGATGAAACCCCTGTATCGTGATTCTAGTAGCAATACAGTACTTAGCGTAAGAAAAGATACTGGCAGCTTTATAGATTTTAGCAAAAATATCACAGGCAATTTGCAAACCCTAGTTAAATTATCTTTAGACTTCAAATCAGAAGGCGATGCATTAAAATGGCTAAAGGACAACACGGACGGAATTTCCTCCACGACCAAAAACCCAAAGCCCACCATTAGAGAAAACAAAATCTTCTCGAAGAGCTCTCTCGAAAAAATGATGCCCCATCACGATTACTGGATTAATAGGGGAGTGTCAGAGAAAACGCTAACCGAGTTTAAAGGGGGGGTGGTTTACGAAGGAAAAATGAAAAACCGTTACGTCTTTCCTATTTTTGATTACAAAGAAAATCTAGTCGGAGTGTCCGGTAGAGATTTGGTTAATGACAGCTCCTCTAAACGCCCGAAGTGGAAACACATCGGAGACAAAAGCCAGTGGAAATACCCCATGCAAGTAAACAACAAGACGCTCAGAGACTCTAAGGAGGTGATCGTCGTCGAAAGTATTGGGGACATGCTTTCGCTATGGGAGAGCGGGGTAAAAAACACTGCGGTAGCTTTTGGCTTGCAAATAGGACTAGGTTTGTTAAATTATTTTCTCAGAATTGACGCCCAAAAAATTACCCTAGCCTTTAATAACGACGAGAGTCAAAATAGCGCGGGTAACGAGGCCGCCAAAAAGAATTTAAATAGATTGAGTAGGTATTTTGATCCTAGCCAAATCAAGATATCTCTACCAGAAAAAGGAGACTTCGGGGAGATGACCCCTGAAGAAATAACAGAATGGAAAGAAAGCCTATATGTCTAAAGGAATAAGATTATCAGCCTCTAAAATTAAAACTCTAGAATCTTGCCCATGGAAGTACTGGGCGACTTACCACTTGCTCCTCCCGCGCTCGAGTAATTCGGGGGCCGCTCGTGGAACCGTCTGCCATTTGGTATTAGAAGTTTTACTTAACTCTAGACACAGGCATTATATTAAAAAAATCCAAAAGGCGAAGACCATAGAAAAGTTTCCTTCTATCTCAAGATTAGTAAAAAAGAAATTAATTCAACTAGGTTACTATGACGAAGATAATCATTTAATGTGCGACAATATGATTCTCGTAGCGCTTAACTGCGACTTCTTGGGGAAAAAAGGTGGCGAAGTGAACGAGCCCGAAAAAGAGTTTTTTCTTGAAAACGACAATCCAGAGTACAAGATATTAGGTTTCATGGATAAGCCCGTCGAGTACAAGAAGGATAAAAAGGTGGTTATAGTTGACTACAAAACAAGTAAACAAAAATTCACAGAATTTGAGTGTGAGTTCAATGTTCAAGCCTTGTCTTATATATTAGCGGCTAGAAAAGTATGGCCAGACATAAAAGAGGCTTCTATAGAATTTCAATTTCTAAAGTTCCCTGAGCAGCCTATCGTAGAGGTCACGGCAACTGACGACGAAATAAAAGGTTTTGAAAAGTGGCTATCTTTCATATACAAAAAAGTAAAAAAATTTACAGAGCCAAACGCAAACGACACCTCAAACTTTGCTAAGTTTCAACCGAGACCAAAGAAAAACGAGGGATTTAAAGGGCCACTTTTGTGTGGATTTGCTAAATATCCCGGTCAACTCAAAAAAGATGGAAACCCCATGTGGCATTGCGAGCACAAATTTGCTTACAACTACTACTTATTAGTGAACGATGACGGAGAATCCATTAAAACTGCCATGACGAAAGAAGAGCTAGACGGCTCCAAGGGGAAAATTATAAAAATGAGATACAGTGGTTGTCCTGCCCACCCCCAAGAATTTAATCTTTTAGGGGGAGAAAGCCAAGAGGTTGATCCACCACAAATCGATGATTTTGGATTTTAATACTTGACAGCTCTCCAAAAACATGTTATCTTTAACTCAAGATGAATATTAGACATATTAAAAACGGGAGCCTGTACACGGAAACACAAACCGACAAGGTGTGGCGCGTCCGCTCAAAAGCCAACACTTCGAGTGTTTGGGTTACTCACCACAGCAATAAACCTGAGTTGGTCAAGGCTTCGGACATACGAGAGTCTTCACTAAAGGAAGTGAAAAAATATTTGAATTAACAATTCTCTCACGAAGCTGGAACCCCTGAGGAGGGCGTTTATCTTCCGCCTCCCTTTGGGGAACCAGCGACCCCAAACAAATGATTCCACTTTTTAAATCTCACTACTCTCTAGGAAGAAGCATATTAACGCTAGAGAAGTCTGACTCCCTTTTAGAAAACGGCCCAGATTCTATTGTTGACACCGCCGAGAAAAACGAGTTAAAAGAGGTCTTCTTAGTGGAAGATTCTATGTCTGGGTTTCTTCAGGCTTATAAGAATTTATCTGAAATTGAAACAAAGCTAATCTTTGGTCTACGCATAAATATATGCGCCAATATGCAAGAGCGATCTGAAGATCAGCTCAAAAAAACCTCGAAGTATATAATTTTCTGTAAAAACACAGAGGGATACAAAAGATTAATTAAGATTTCTACCGTAGCTTCTCGAAAGGGGTTTTATTACCAGCCAAGGATCGACTTTAAAACTTTAAAAGAATATTGGGATGACGATCTATTATGTCTAGTCGTTCCCTTTTATGATTCTTTTTTATTTAATAATACTTTATTGGGGGCAGTTTGTGTTCCAGAGTTTACATTCACTAAGCCAACGTTTTTCCTAGAAGACAACCTCATCCCCTTCGATCCCCTCATGAGGGACACTGTTAAAAAATACGTGGATTTAAATAAATTTAAAACCCAAGAAGCGAAAAGCATCTTTTATTTAAAAGAGGAAGATTTTAAGGCTTATCTTACTTTCCGTTGTATTAACAACCGCAGCACTCTAGATAAACCCAACTTAGATCACATGAGCAGTAATAAATTTAGCTTTGAAAGCTGGAAGGAAAAATGTAATGCTTGATTGCGAAACACCCAAAGGCAAAGAAGCTATAGCCAAGGAAGTAGATGTCAAAAATATCTTGGCCGAAAAATTAAATATTAAAATCACAACGCCCCAAGATAAGGCTAATCACGATGATGGTCTCATATACAGAGAGGATAAGCTTATTGGCGTATGTGAAATAAAAACAAGAACCTACTGGAGTAGAGACGCCAAAACCCCATTTAAGCTGGAGCGGTTCTTGTCAGACTACCGTGGCTATATGATTACAGGATGGAAGCTAGACTGGTTGCAGAAACAAAGCGAAAAAAATAACATATATTCATATATATTTTTAAATATACCACACGACAAATGCATTGTTAAATTTAGAGTTACGAATAAAGTGGGTGAGTTTTTCATAAAGTATAAAATTGAAAATTCAGAATCATACTACAGCGTTAATGATTCCAAGGGTAAAACATGGAGAGACAACGCCTTTATCCCGTTTAAAGGAAATGAACGACACATAGAAACTATAAATTATGGATGAAGATTTTTTAAGATTTGACAAAGAAAAAGCTTTGATTTTCATTGATTGTGAAACTTTAAATTTATGCCTTAATAGTTCTCATAATCTACCTTGGCAAATCTCCATGATCAAAGCAAATGGCGATAAAAAAGTTGATGAAAAAGATTATCTTATAAAATGGAACACGGACCTGAAAATTAGCGAGGATGCCGCGAGGATTACTAGATATAGTCAATCCAAGGTAAATAAAATGGGAGTAAAGCCCGAAGAGGTTTTCCCAACGATTAAAGATTGGCTTGATAACGCAGACTACATAATTGGCCACAATATCCTAGGCTTTGATATTTATTTAATTAAAGATTTATACGAACTATACGGCGAAGACTGGTCGTATCTCATGCCCAAGATCATAGACACCCACTGCATCGCAAAAGGTGTCAAATTAGGCCTCCCATATGCCCCTGAGAGCGACTTTCTAGCCTATCAGTATAGGATGTACCACACAAGGAAAAGGGGCCTTAAAACGCGCCTAGGGGCCCTCGGGGTAGAGTTTGATATTGAACACGATTACGACAAACTACATAACGCTCTCGTGGATTTGGAATTAAACCTAAAAGTTTGGAATAAGCTGAAATGGCAGCTTGAATTTTAATCAAAAATGACATATAATTTAATATGTCAATGGACTTTGTTTACGATTTAACCGAGAAGCTCCAAGAGCAAGATATAGATTATTTTTTAATAACCATTAGAAAAGGGAATAAAAAAAATGCAGCAGATATTTTTTGCAAATTAAAGGACGAAGAGTCTAGGGAATCATTGATTAGGGTTTTCCGCGAACTCTCAGACAGCGAAGTATTATTAAAAGATTTATTAGAAGAAGAAAACACCACAAGAGATACAGATGACACAAGCAACGAAAAAAAGAGCAAAAAAAAGCCCCGCAAGCGCAGGGGTCGCCCGAGGAAGAAAAAGGGCGACGACGAAGAGTAATTTCTCAGAAAATTTTTCCGGAATAGACCTACCTCTTAATGGAGTAAGGCTCCCTTCTTTTGAAATTCCGAAAGAAGAGAAACGCAAAATCAAGGTTAGTGAAGACGTAGATAATTATGGTTTTCTACGAGCCCTTTGTTTGAACGGATTCAAAGAACTTGGCCTCGAGAAAGACTCAAACGAATACGAAGAATATGTAAGTAGGGTTAAATATGAACTCGAAACCTTAAAGGACTTAGGGTTTGTTGATTATATCTTGTTGGTCTGGGATGTGATTAACTTTTGTAAGAATAACGATATACCTACGGGGCTGGGGCGAGGCTCAGCCGCAGGAAGCCTCGTCTTGTATCTTGTTGGCGTCACTAAGATTGACCCAGTAAAATATGGCCTTTATTTTGAGAGGTTTGTTTCGAAAATCCGAGCCAAAAAACAAGTTGTAGACGGCGTCACGTATCTAGACGGCTCATTAATGTGTGATGTAGATTTAGATATCTGTTATTATAACCGACATAGGGTGCTTCAATATTTAGAAGAAAAATTCGAGGGCAGAACCAGCAAGATTTTAACTTTTAATACGTTAAGCACAAAGCTTTTAATTAAAGAGTGCGGTAAAATTATCAGCGAAATCCCAGACGGAGAAATGACCCGCGTATCTGCGCTGGTGCCAAAGATGTTTGGCCAAGTCAAAGACCTAAAAGAGTCCTACGAAGAGGTAGAAGAACTGAAGAGCTGGTGCGACGAAAACAAAGAGGTTTATGAAACCGCCCTAAAGCTTAGGGGCCTCGTCAAGAACAAGGGTGTCCACCCGTCAGCCGTAGGAATTTCTTATGAGGATATGGACGACTCCTGCCCAACCGAATTGACTTCGGACAAAACCACTTTTGTGTCTTCGTTTGATATGAATTGGGTTTCTGAGTTCAATGTTAAATTAGATATATTGGGGCTACGAAGCGTTTCTGTTGTAGATCAAGCCTGTAAGCTTATTGGAATTAAGCCCGAAGATATCGATGTCGACGATGTTGAAATTTACCAAAACCTTCAAAACCTAAAAACTCCTCATGGATTGTTTCAAATCGAAGCCGAAACCAACTATAAAGTATGTAGAGAAGTGAGGCCACAGAACTTAGAACAACTGAGCGCCGTGCTAGCTATAGCTAGACCGGGAGCTTTAGCCTTCATGGAGCAATACGCAAAGTATGTTGAAACCGGAACTCAAGAGTCGATTCACCCATTCTTCGACGATATATTATCCGCCACAGGAGGCGTTTGTCTGTATCAAGAGCAGATGATGCAAATGGCCCACAAGGTTGGCTTCACCCTCGACGAAGCGGAGATATTGAGGCGCATCGTAGGAAAGAAAAAGGTTTCCGAGGTGAGAAAATGGAAAAAGAAAATTAGAGATAAGGTAGAAGAAAACAAGCTGGAGCCAGAGGTGGGGGATGTTCTTTGGGCTGTTTTGGAGGACTCAGCTAATTACTCTTTTAATAAGTCCCATTCGATTGCATATGCTGCCCTAGCTGCGGCAACCATATGGCTTAAATTTAAACACCCAAAAGAATTTTTTATGAGTCTTTTGCAAATGACTCGCCACGAACCAGACCCTATTGCTGAGATTTCAAAAATCCACAAAGAGTTTCATCATTTTGACTTGGAGCTTCATCCCCCGCATATTATAAAGTCTAAAATGGATTTCAGTATCGAAGATAATGGAATTAGATTCGGACTACTTTCCATAAAAGGTATCTCAGAAAAATCAATTGAAAAATTAAATGATTTCAAGGACGAGTATTCAAATAAATTTGAAATCTTTCAAGCTGCGGAAGAGGCTGGAATTGGTATTAATGTGCTGTGCCCCTTAATACAAGCGGGAGCCCTAGAAGGCTTTTCTCAGTCTAGAGCAAAGGTCGCCTACGAAGCTCAGCTTTGGAGTGTATTAACCAAGAGAGAGAGGCAGCTCGCTATCCCCCTCGCAGATTCAAATGATTACGACCTAGTTAAAGTAGTTAAAAAGCTAAGCTCTACAAACGACGAAAACGGAAAAGTTCTAATTAAAGAGTCTAGAGTCAATACTATAACAAAAAAATGTGAGAGGTATAAGGATATATATAACCACAACAAATCCAACGAGAGTTTCACTAACTGGTATTACGAAAAGAATCTACTGGGGTATACCTATGGCAAAACCCTGTTTGACATCTTTTCAAAAGAGAGAGAGGGTTTGGTACACGTAGAAACGATTAATAATATGCCCGAAAGAAACAGGTGCGTTTTTGTGGGGTGCGTAGAAGAAGACGCGGTATCTAGAACCTCAAAAAACGGGAACCGATACGGTAAAATTCTCGTCGGGGACGAGACCGCGAGTATTCGTGTCATGATCTTCAAAGAGAAGCTGGATAAATGCAAAGAAATGAACAATGGTCTCCCGAAATCTGGAGAAATTGTAGTAGTAAAGGGCACAAAAATGGACGAATCAGTTTTTGCTGACGTCATATCCGTTCAAGATAGAGCGATTATTAAATATTCTGATCTCAAAAAATAGTTGACAACGAACCAAAAATACCCTATTATATAAGAACGATGAGATTACAGTTCTATAAACCAAATGCAAAAGTAACAGGTTCCGCGTGTTCTTTCTGGACCTCAGAAGACGGCTCAATTATGTCTTCTATGATCAAACAAGATTCTTGGGACGACTCCCGCAAAAGGGGCTCTTTTAGTAAGAATAAAGATAACCCCGCGAAGAAGGTTATCATCAAGTTAAACGTCACGGAGGCCGGGGCTATAGTGGACGCCCTAGAAAGCGGTAGAAAATGGAGCGGTTATCACCAATCAAAAAATCAAGTTACCAAAATTAACTTCGGACCATACGAAAGGAACGGAGAACAGGTAGGTTTTTCATATTCTGTCAACAAAGAAGACAAAGAAGACTCCACGAATAAAACTAGCTTTATTATTGGTTTTACGTTCGGAGAAGGCGTAGTTTTGAGAGAAGGGCTGCTCCAAACAATTAGAGACTCTTCTAAGGGGAATGAAAACTATTCTAAGGCGCAACCAGCAAAAGCCGAGACGCCCTCTGACGAAAAAAAACCAGAGGCTGTTGCTGCTGATTCGCTCGATGACGAAGACATGTGGTAATGAGCAGAAAGAAAAGGCTTCTATTTCAGTCGGACTTTTCTCTGGCTAAGACGGGTTTTGGGCGGTGCTCTAAAGCCCTGTTAACTTATTTATACCAGACAGAAAAGTATGAAATCCTTCATTACTGTTGCGGCTCAACGCATACAGCAAACCCGAATTTGCACAGGACTCCTTGGAAAAGCCTAGGGACGCTTCCTGATTCAGAAGCGGAAATGAGAGAGCTGTCTAAAGACCCCAAAACGCAGCAAATGGTTAATTACGGAGCCCACTACATAGATAAGGTAGTGAAAGACTTTAAGCCTGATGTGTATTTAGCGGCCCAAGATATATGGGGAATAGATTTTGCGATAAGTAAAAGCTGGTTTAAAAAAGTGAACCCAATACTTTGGACTACCTTAGACTCTTTACCCATCTTACCCACCGCCCTAAAGGCCGCCAAAAAGGTTGACAACTTTTGGGTTTGGTCTTCTTTCGCTACGGACAAAATGAATAAAATGAAAGGGCTGGAGCATGTAGAAACCATGCATGGCCCAGTCGAAGATAAATATTTTCGCCCACTCCCATACGAGTCAAAACTTAAAATGAGAGAGACGTTTGGCATACCCAAAGATACATTTATCGTTGGTTTTGTATTCCGTAATCAATTACGAAAATCTGTCCCGAACCTCTTAGAAGGTTATGCGAAGTGGAAAGAGAAAAACCCGAAAACAGAATCAGCCCTGTTGTTGCATACTTTTTTTCAAGAGGGTTGGAATATCCTTAAGCTAGCAAAAGAGTACAAAATAGACGAAAAAGAAATTTT